TGGAGGTGGATCGTATGAAAGAGCGCGAAGAAGGTTGGAAGGGTAGCCAAGGAGGACCAAAGTGTTGGCCAATTGTGAACTATGGGCACAAGGACGACAACACTCTTGATCGATTGGTTGATATTTTGGAGGGTGACTAATGCATAAAGAATGGAGAGAAGTTGCTGAGATCTGGCATGAAGGGAAGCTCGTAGCTACGGTTACGGGCTTTCATTTAAAGATCCAGGAGAATTCCAGCGAGGATGTGGACGTGGCCTGGCAAGCTGAGATTGAGAAAGAAGAGGCTCAAGTAAAGTATCCGATTGATCCATGTGCCAGTTGCTTAAAAAGAGCCGACTATTGTGCTGAGCGTGAACTCGGAGGGTGCAGTATATACAATATTTGGAAAGAGAATAATGGAGCGTTTAAGGTATGAGCGAATTCGATGAATATAAGTTTGTTGAAGGGATGATTAATGACATAATCGAAGCTTCTGCAAGGCAAGCTATAACTGGATATAGGAAATTACTTATCGATAAGTTGATGACTGTCAGAGACGAGGTATTTGAAGGTGAAACCGCATTATATGGCGAGAAAGATCCGTACAAGAGCGGCCAGATGGACGTGATCGAATACGTTTTGAGCATATTAAGAGAGGAGATTAGGATTAAAGATGACTGAAGAGAAGATGGAAATTATACGGATAGATTCCGATGGGAAAGTGGAGGAGCAAGATGGAATACAGAGATAAAGAAGTATTTTTCAACGAATACTGTCATAAGTGTAAGCATAAGGATCTGGAAGAGACTAAAGATCCTTGCAACGAATGCCTGACTGATACGGTCAACGAGCATTCGCATAAACCAACAAAGTTTGAGGAGGTTGAATGAAACTAGGTAAAGCAGAAGCCAAAATATTTGGTCCGGGTTTTAAAGCATTGGAAAAGAATATTTCTTATTGTTATGATAACGGACGTATTTGTGGTATCTCAGAGGTTATTTATTCGTTTCCAAATGATAACGAAATTGTGTTTACAATTAATCCCAAAAATGGATCTGTTTATTTAGGGCTAAGTAATTATTCGTACACGCTGAGCGCAAACGACCTGCTCATGCTTAAAGAATTGGCTGATGAAATTAGGTATGAAGCCGCTGAGTTCAAAGACGAGTGTAATAGATTAAGAGAGGAAAATAAAGATGCAACCATTAACAATGAAACAATGGGCGATTAACTGCCTGGCTATTTATGGCGCGTACTGCCTTGTGCGCGATTATGTCGAAGAGAACTACGGAGTTGAGATCGTAGTTCATAAAAAGAAAGAAGTAGTAGATCCTGAGATCGTCGAACCTAAAAAGAAAAGCAAATGGGCGGTGACATTCTCAAGATGATCCCAAAAGGAACAGTTTTCAAGTCCATTGGAGATCCTCATTGCGATGAATGGATTTATGTGTATGACCCTTCGAACGCACACGATGACGAAGTGTATACAACTATATTTTCACAGTATTTGATAAACAACCATGGGCCTGGTGCTGATTACGCTACGTATTATGAAGCGACTCGTGATCTTTCTGAGCTTCCTGTCGACGAAGCAAAACGCATATTCAATGATATTTATGAAGATGATGTTGAGCAGTATGCGATGGAGCTTAACCGCGTTTACGATCTTGTTGTTGATTATGGAATTAAAGATCCAGATCCGTGGTTTGTTTTCTGTAGAAGTATGGAGAATCCAGAACTGTATAAAATAGCATTAAGATTTTTACTAGAAACGAGCAAACGCTACGATGCAATGGAGGATTTTAATGACTGCGGATTCTATCATGGAGTTAGCACAGCTAAATTGATATTTTACCCGAATAATAAGTTAAAAGTAATCTCGCGGTAATTACAGACTCTATAATAGGAGGTGAACTATGTTCAAAAAGAAGAAATATAGCGAAGGATATATCGATTATCCAGGTGTTGGTATTATCACAGACGAAGACGTCGCCAAGATGGTTAAAGAACACACACATTGGTGGGATCGTCTAGATTATCATAAGGTAAGCGATGCATCTATTCTAGCTACAGGTATTCTTATGAAGGTGCTCACGCCAGAAGAGGCAGTTGGAAAAACCAAAAAAGGAAAGAAGTGGTATTTCTAACTGCTTCTTTTATTTTTCTTTCGCGAATGAAACAACCTTTGTAGTAGGAGGTGACACTGATGAAAATAGTCACAGGCAAAAACGAAGTCTATTTGAAGGTACTTTGCATTAGTACTGGATCAATGTGCACTACTATCAATTGTAAGTTGGATCGAATTATGACAAAACTCGACGAGCTTGAATCTAGAGAGGATAGAAAGATTCAAGACGACGATATTTGTTACATTCGAGAACAGATTGAGCGTATTGCAAGTGGTGATCTAGCACTTGTCAAAGGGAGCGTTGATTGCGCCAGAGAGATTATTGACAACAGTATCGGATTCTAAAAGATCGAGCCAGCAGGGCTCTTTCTTTTTCGCAACATAAACATCTCCTATTATAGGAGGGTACAGTATGTCACCTAAAACTGAAGAGCTTATGAATCATATTGATCAGGTCTATACCGATCATCTTAATTCACTGAGAAACAGGAAGCACGAACTCTATACGGAGGACGACCGTGTAAGAGAAGTGTTTGCTGTCGAAGTATTAAGACTAATTGAAACGATCAGACGATATGAAGAGTCATAATGGCTCTTTTATTTTTCGCGATTTTATCAGCCTATATAGTAGGAGGTGTCGAGATGACAGATATTGAATTCAAAAAGGAATTTGAAAAACGAGTTAACGAGTATTCAAATTGGCTTTACGAACGGTATGACAAATCAAAAGTATGGGAAGATGAGGCATGTTACACCATTGACTATGATATTGTTCCAACCGTTCAAGAGGCTAATAGAAAACTTCTTGATTTGTTTGGCAAATCTGTATTCAAATTTGGAAACGACTATGTGGGGAACGTTGTGTATGATGGAATGCCATTTAACCAAATGTGGCCTATTGACCCTAGAGAACGGGATCTATATGACGACTTACGTTATGATTAATTGATATTCCAAAGGGTGCAACGCCCTTTTCTTTTTCGCGTCGATTACAACTCTTTTAATGGGACGGTGGAATGGACCACACTAATAGTATTAATGGTAGAACGCTTTGGCGCGAGCCAGAGAGACGTCACTTCGAAGGTGACACGTCCCATTTTCTTTTTCGCGTGATGCGCAACTCTTTTAATGAGATAAATACCCCAGTATGGGAAGAGGAGAAATCTCATGACAGAAAAGAAGTATATCGTTAAGGTTAACGATTCGGTTGAGCATCCGTGCGAAAACTATGGAGGCATTTCGACCCATGTGATGTCTGCTCAGGAGCTTGTAGATTTCTTTCAAGAAGAGATGGCGGAACATAGCTATCAAAAGCTTGGAAGGCACTGCAAGTCTTGGTCGGCTATATGGAGCGAGGGCTTGTATACGTACGAGCGGACGATCACCGTTAAAGAAGCTTAACAACTTCTTTTTTCTTTTTATTGATATTCCTCGTTCATGTAAGAAAGGAGAACCATATGAACGTTAATGCATTACTAAACTCAGCCGTTAAGGTTGGACGCAAGTGGGCACCGATTGTCTTGCTGGCAGCTGGTACCGTGCTTGCGGTGGACGCGATCGTTAAGACTCCAGAATGTTACGAAGAGTCTAACGAGATCATTGTTCAAGAGGAGAGAGCTAAGGACGCAGAGCTCGAACCGGTAGAGAAAGTTAAAGCTACGTGGCACGCTTGGATGCCTGTAATCTGGCGTGAAGGTGCGAGCATTGCATGTTTCTACGCAGCATTCTACATGAAACACAAGAGAGGAGCCGCGATAGCAGCTGCATACACGCTACTTGAGCGAGAGCGAGATGAGCTAGACTTGGCACTACGTGAGAAACTTGGCAAGAACAAATATGAATCTGTGCGTCATGAAATGATGGATCAGAAGATCGAACATGGATTAAAGAGTGTTCGCAGCGAAGACATTGAAGTTGGACCAGATGAAGCTTTGGGCATTTATTATGAGCCTGTAACAGGAAAGATATTTAAAGCTGATCCTCGCAACGTTAAGAAAGTTATTGAGGATCTGGACAAATTATATTTGCTAGAAGGATTCGTGCCGTTATCCACATTCTTCAACAAGTTAGGTATCAAAGCTCCGGACGTAGGCGATTACGTTGGCTGGCAGTATGATGAGGGTTCAGAACAGCATATTACGTGTAAAACCTACGATTACCACTGGAAAGAGAAGGATTTGCATATTACAGGACTGGATATGGGCCTGAAATTAGATAAATTCGTAAGAACTTGGTGGTAATCAGGTTGAGAATTCGGCTTTCACTACGCTCAAGGCGTTTTTCTCTACGAGAAACTCGCGAATTTTACAGCCTCTATAATGACGGATATTAATCCGAAAAGGAGGACTCTTAAATGAGCGAAATGAATGAAACTGTAAACACAATTGAAACAAATGGAACAGACGAAGGTATGAACTTACCTGAAAACCTGGACGCATCTGCTGGTGTTGAAACCGCAGCAGTTGGAGGTCTTGGAGGCCTGTTGGGAGGTTTTGTTGGTCATAAGATTGGCTATGGAAAAGCAATCAATGATGTAGCAAGACTCACCGGACAGGATCCTAAGGCACTTGCTGCAGCGATTAAAGACGCTAAGAAAGGTGAGAAAAAGGGTAAGAAGGGAAAGCTTCATTTCCGGAATCCGTTCTACAGAGAGGAGGTTGTGAATGCAGAACCTGACAAGAAGCAAATTGAAGAAGCTGAACCTGAAAAGGAAAATGAAGTCGAGAAGGAGGAACAGAAATCCAAAAAGAACACTAAGAAGTGATTCTTTAGAGGATTCAATTCCTCTTTTCTTTTTAACCCATTGATATTTAAAGGAGGAAAAATTATGGGACCGATTATGACAGTAGCAACAACAGTAGGATCATTAGCAGCAGGAGCGGGTGCTTGCCTGGCAACAGAAGGACTCGTTATGGGTGTTGGCAACGCGGTGACGACCACAAAAATCGGAAAGATTTGTGTTGGTATTGCAGCTTGGACTCTCGGTGCAGTAGCGTTCGACTACACAGCTAAGAAGTTCACAGAGCAGGTCATCGAGATCGAAGAGGTCAAAGAAAAGCTCGCAAAGGCGATTACCAAAGCCAAGACTGAGAAAAAGGAAGAGGGACCCAAAGACGCAGCCAAGCCGGAGGAAGTAAATGGAGGAGAATAAAGATGTTAAGCCTGTTAGTGGCGACATTAGTGAGCCTGAGATTGCACAAGAAATCTCAAAAATGAATCTTCCAGGTAATTCGAACAAGTTAAAGAATAATCCTGATAAGAAGCTTTCTAAAGTAGTCCAAGGAAAGGCGGTTACCCGCAAGAAGTCCTTTGGAAAGAAATTCGGAGAGACATTCTTAGCGGAAGATGTAAAGGGTGTAGGCGATTATTTGTTTATGGACGTGTTGGTGCCAGCGGTTAAAGATACGATTGTAAACATCGTAACCAACGGCATCAACGCTTTTATATATGGAGACACAAGACCTAAACAGTCTCGTTTCAATGCTCCATACGGAAACAGATCCAGCTACACATCATATTCCAGTTATTCAAGACCTAGACAACCAGAAGGATCGTTTAGATCTGGAAGGGAAGTTAGATATTCTTCGGTGGATAAGGAGCCTGTAGTAGAAACACGCTACGAGGCGGATCTTGTTATCGAGGAACTTAATAACTGCATTGGTGAATACGATCAGGCCACAGTAGGTGATCTGTATGACTTGTTGGGTTTCGATACCGATCATACAGATTACAAATGGGGATGGGTAGATCTGTCTACCGCTACGGTACGTAAAGTATCTGATGGCTGGCTGATAGATCTGCCTAGACCTGGCCGGTTGTGATATTTGGAGGTTATATGCAAGCGAATGAATTATTCGGTATCGTCATGTCCGCAGACGAACCAACCGATCAGATCTATTGCTTTGTTAAAGATCCTGACGGTACGTACATACGCTACGAAATAGCTAGAGCGGCAGCATTAAAAGAAAAAGGGACTGATAAAAATGCTATCGGTCTCTTTTTAGAAAGATCAGAAGTTAAAGAGAAGGAGAACAAGACTAATGAATCCAATTTCCGTGCTTAAAAACTCATTTAAGGTATTAACAAGTAACAGTTCAAGAACAGCAGCGAAAGCTTTGTTCCATCTTAAGAAGGCTGCGCCTACGATTGCAGTTGTTGGCGGAGCTGCAGGAACAGTAGTTGCAGGTGTATGGGCTGTAAAGAAGTCAGTAGATGATGCTCCGGATGTCCTGGAAGAGGTTGCAGAGCATCTCGAAGAGGCTCGTAAGAGCGAATCCAAGGGAGCTATGGTAAAGGCTTATGGATATTCTTTCGGTAGAATCATTAAGCTTTATTCTGGACCGATTGTGGTAGAGATCCTGTCTGTAACTGGAATTCTGGTTGGCTATAAGGTTATCAATGGCCGGTTTGCTGCGATGAGCGCTACAGCGGCTGCGTTAGAAGAGCTCAACGCTACACTCACTCAGGATCATGAGAACTATCGTGCTGCTCTTGCCGAGAAGTATGGTAAAGATTTCGATAAAGGGCTTAAATGGGAAGGACTTGACACACCGCTTCATAACAACGAGGCGCCAATCGATCCAGAAACTGGTGAAAAAGGAACCTACAGCCTTGGTGATCAGATCCTTACCGAAAACCTTTCTCCGTATGCAGTGATATTTGACGAAATGTCTACAGAATGGTCTAAGGATCCTGAGTACAACAAGATGACTCTTCTGCGGATCCAGCAGACATGCAACGACATGCTTCATGCTCGTGGTCATCTGTTCCTGAATGATGTGTATAAGGAACTTGGCATTCCTGAGACTCGTGCTGGTCAGATGGTAGGTTGGCTTGATAACGGCGACGGTGATGGTTATGTAGACTTCGGCATGTATGATGTCAGAGCCGTTAACAACCGTAAGGAATTCATCAATGGTTATGAGCCGAGCATCCTGCTTGACTTCAATGTTGACGGGGTAATCTGGGACAAAATATGACTGACGGACATAAATGCCTCGTGTGATATCCCATGCGGGGCATTTTGGACTCCGTCCGTATTTGCCTATATAGATGCCTTAGATGAGGAGTAAATTATGAATAATAAAGTTATCAAAGCAATAGCTTACGTGGCTTCTGGGGCCATTTGCGGGGCTCTGGGAGGGTACTATGTGGCTCAGAAGCGCATTTCTGAGGAATACGAGAAAATAATTAAAGAAGTAGAGGATAATATTAAGGATTACCAAAAGAGAGCTCAGGAAGAACTGCGCAATTATCGTGATATTATTCAGACATACGAGGATGCTGGACTTAGTTATAGCACTGCCCAGGTGATCGCTGAGAAGAATCGAGAGTCTGTTGAAGAAACGACTCAGAATCTTGATGACGGTATAGCGAAACAGCTTGAAGAGCTTAAAGGTAAGTACACTAACTATTCTAGAGTTAGCACTCCTTCTACTGATGATGCCGACCAAGCACAATCCACTCAAGATGTTGAAGATCACACTCCTTCAAAAGAAGTGGAAGATGAGCAGCCTTACATCATATCTGTTGATGATTTCTCGGACACTCATGAAGAGTATAGAAAGGTTAGCTGTACGTTCTATGAAGAAGATAGAGTATTATGCGAAACTACTCATAGCGAAATCATAGAGCCAAAACATGTCGGCGAAGATAATATTGAGATGATTACTTCTGGTAGTTATGAATCCGATATTATGTATGTTCGCAATGACTATCTCGGAATCGATTATGAGATTGATATTTACAATGGAAGCTATTCGTATGAGGTTTTGGGAGAAGAAAGTATGGACAGCTAGAAATGAGGTGACTTATGGATTCATATTTTGAATGGTTGCTCAGGATTATTGATTGTCCAGATTGTTATAGAAAACTCATGGAGAAGCTTGATTCGCGTCAGTTTACGTGGACTATTCGGATGGACGAGAATCGAGCGGAGGACGGGTTGGCGCTACGCGATAAGTTCTTAGATGAACACGGTTACACTCCTGATCAGAGTGATATTTTTGTTAGGCCTTGCTCTGTCCTTGAAATGATGGTCGCTTTGGCGTGCAGGATTGACGATGATATTATGTTCGATCCTGCATATGGCGATCGTGCGCCTGAGTGGTTCTGGATAATGATCACTAATCTGGGCCTTGATGGTATGGATAATGATAATTTCAACAACCAAAATGTCGATGAAATCCTAAATGTTTTCCTTGCCAGGACCTATATGATGAACGGAACTGGCGGTTTATTTCCGCTAAAACATCCAAATTTTAATCAAAGACGCGTAGAAATCTGGTATCAGATGTCTAGTTTTCTTGGTGAAAACTTCAATTCTGAAGATTAAAAGAATGCGTTTTACCAGTTTTTTGGGATACGATTTCAAAACTGGGATATTAAAAAATGGCTTATTTATGCGGTTTTTTGCTATTTTTATACCAGATCCTATTATTTATAGTAAAAAGTTTATATGTAAAAAATAATATATATAAAAAGTTTTCACCTCAATTTTTAGGTTCTGGTAAAAAGAAAGGAGAACTATGGATTTTTATGAGATTAAGAGCAGAGCTGTAAAGAATGGACGTACTGAAGTATACGCTGACTTTATAACTAGAGATTACAAAGATTTAATGATTCTAGGTAAAGCGTTTTACGCGGTATATGATAAAGAAACTGGGTTATGGTCTAAAAATGATCAAGACGTTGGCAGGATGGTTGATGCTGATCTAGAAGAATTTGCTTCAAAGATTAATGCTGATGGTAATGTTTATATTCGCAGTATGAGAAACTATTCGAGCAATGGATGGAAAGAGTTTAAAACCTATTGCTCAAATCTATCAGATTCCAAGCATCAACTGGACACTAAAGTTGTGTTCAAAGACACAGTGACAAAGAGGAGTGACTATTGTAGCAAGAAGCTGCCATACAACATGGCACCAGGTGATATCTCAGCATACGATGAACTGATGAGTACTTTATATTCAAAATCAGAAAGAGAAAAGATCGAATGGGCGATCGGATCTATATTTGCTGGTGACTCTAAAGATATTCAAAAGTTCATCGTTTTGTATGGTGAAGCTGGAACTGGTAAGTCTACGGTTCTCAATATCATTCAAAAGCTATTTGAAGGATATTGTGCAATGTTCGATGCAAAAGAATTAGCGTCAAGGAACAACCAGTTTGCCACTGAGATGTTTAAGTCAAATCCGCTTGTCGCTATACAACATGATGGAGATTTATCTCGAATTGAAGACAACACTAAAATTAACAGCATTGTTTCGCATGAAATGATGACAGTTAACGAGAAGTATAAATCTCCATATGAAACGCGACTTAACTGTTTCTTATTTATGGGGACAAACCAACCAGTAAAGATTACAGATGCTAAGTCTGGAATTATTAGAAGACTTATAGATGTGAAACCTACTGGCAATAAAATCCCTCATAAGCGCTACAGAGAATTATATAATCAGATAGATTTCGAACTTGGGGCAATTGCTCAATATTGCCTTAATTTATATTTGGATCATGGACCTGATTATTATGATTCTTACAGACCGCTCGAAATGATGTTTAAGACTGATGTATTCTACAACTTTGTCGAAAGCTGTTATGACAAGTTTGCAGAATACGATGGTGTTACTTTGAAATCGGCATGGGAACTATATAAGCAATATTGTGAAGATGCAATGATTGACTATAAGCTTCCAATGTATAAATTCAGAGAAGAGCTTAAGAATTACTTTAAGAGATATACAGACGAAATGATAGTAGATGGAAAACATATTCGTAAGTATTACTCAGGATTTATTACAGCAAGATTTCAAAGTGTATCCAGTAAGTCGAAGAAAGGACGACCTTCCTTGATATTTGACAGCAGTAACTCGCTGTTCGATAAACAATATTCTGGGTGCCCAGCCCAGTATGCGAATAAGGAAGGCACACCAACAAAGAAGTGGGAGAACGTGCGAACCACACTTCAAGATCTGCAGACAGGAAAACTACATTATGTGAAAGTTCCAGAGAACCATATTGTGATCGACTTCGATCTCAAGAACCCAGATGGAACTAAATCACTGGAGAAGAACCTGGAAGCAGCAAGTAAGTGGCCTCCAACATATGCGGAATTGAGTAAAAGTGGTGCAGGTATACATCTGCACTATATTTATGAAGGTGATGTAACGAAACTTAGTCGGATATATTCTGACGATATTGAGATTAAAGTATTCACTGGAAATTCCTCATTGAGGAGGATGCTAACTAGATGCAATGATATTCCGATAGCGACAATTAGCTCGGGATTGCCATTGCGGGAGGAAAAGCCAATGGTGAATACAGAATCCGTAAAAAGTGAAATTGGTTTACGGAAACTTATTGCAAGGAATCTCAATAAAGAGATTCATGGGTACACCAGGCCAAGTGTAGATTTTATATACAAGATCCTGGATGATGCCTATAATTCAGGGCTTCATTATGACGTAAGTGATATGAAGCAGGAAATACTTAAATTTGCAAATGGAAGCACACATCAAGCTAAGTATTGTGTAGATAAAGTTCAAGAGATGAAGTTCAAATCAGAGGAACCTTCAGATCCAGAACCTTATGCAGATACCAGCGAGATATTATTCTATGACGTTGAAGTATTTCCAAACCTATTTGTTGTCGTGTACAAAGCAATTGACAAGAAGCCGATCAAGATGATCAACCCAAGTCCTACTGATATTGAGGATCTGGTTAAGTTCAAATTGATCGGTTTTAATTGTCGCAGATATGACAATCATATTTTGTATGCTCGGTTGATGGGATATACAAACGAACAACTGTATAACATCTCTCAAAGAATTATTGGTAAGGATAATACAGCGTTCTTTGGGGAAGCTTATAACATTTCTTACACTGATATTTACGATTACAGTTCAAAGAAGCAATCGTTGAAGAAGTGGGAAATCGAATTAGGCATCCATCATCAGGAGCTTGGTCTTAAATGGGATCAGCCTGTTCCTGAAGAATTGTGGGAGAAAGTAGCTGATTATTGTATTAATGACGTTCTTGCAACTGAGGCAACCTGGAATGCCACTCAGGCAGACTTTACTGCTAGAGAAATTCTTGCTGATATTGCTGGAATGACAGTAAACGACACAACTAACTCTCTCACAACAAGAATCATTTTTGGCGGAGATCGAAAACCGCAGAGCCATTTTATGTATAGAAATCTGGCCGAGCCTGTAAAAGAACTTCCAGAAGATGTACTTGATTTCCTTAAGAACGAAGTTGGTCTTAAGATCCCATTCGATGACAAAAGTCTTCTTCCATATTTTCCTGGGTATAAGTATGAATTCGGTAAATCGAGTTATCGAGATCGAGATCCAGGAGAAGGAGGCTATGTGTATTCTGAGCCAGGCATGAAAGGCAATATTGGTTTGTACGATATTGCGTCTATGCATCCGTCAAGCGTTATTGATGAATGCTTATTCGGCCCAGAGTATACAAGAAAGTTTAAGAGTCTGCTTGATATTCGAATTGCGATTAAGCATAAAGAATATGACAAAGTGGCTCAGATGTTCGACGGAAAACTTACGAAGTATCTAGGCGATAAGAATCAGGCAAAGTCATTGTCGCAAGCGCTTAAGATAGCAATCAATTCTGTTTATGGCCTTACAAGTGCTAGTTTCTCGAATCCTTTTAAGGATCCTAGAAATGAGGACAATATTGTAGCAAAGCGTGGTGCACTATTCATGATCAATCTGGAAGATGAGATCAAGAAAATGGGAAAGCAAGTGCTGCATATTAAGACAGACTCGATCAAGATCCCAGATACTGACAAGTATGTAGAAAAGTTTGTGATGGATTTCGGAAAGAAGTATGGCTATAACTTCGAGTATGAATCAAATTACAACAAGATCTGTTTAGTTAACAAAGCTGTCTATATTGCTAGATATTCTGATGACACAGATGTTAATGGCGATAACGCTTGGAAGTGGACTGCAACAGGCGCACAGTTCCAGGACCCATATGTGTTCAAAAGATTATTTTCTAAAGAACCTATCGAGTTCAATGACATGTGCGTAACAAAGAATGTTAGTACTTCTTTATATTTGGACATGAACGAAGGCTATCCCGATGTGTCAGAATATGAAGCTGAGTATGACAAACTAAACAAACAGATCAGAGATCCAAAGAGCAAACTCAACAAGATAGGAGATCATAACTTGTTTGAGTCCGAACTCCATAAAGTTACTGATCGAATGCACGAACTAGAGGATCTTATTAAGAAAGGTCACAATTATATTTTCGTAGGACGTACCGGCTCATTCTGTCCAATGAAGGATGGAACTGGAGGCGGTATTTTAGTTCGCGAGAATAAGGACAAGTTTGATTCTGCACCGAACTCTAACGGAACGCGCTGGATGGAAGCAGAGATGGTTAAGACTCTCGGAAAAGAAAAAGACATAAACACAGCGTGGTTTGATGAACTTTGCAACAGAGCAATAGAGGATATTTCACAGTATGGCGACTTTGAATGGTTTGTCAGTGAAGAGAGGTATGTAACTCCTGAGAAAGATCCTCTTGCTTCATTCGTTGATATTTACAGTGACGAACTGCCATTTTAAGAAAGGAGAACAATAATGGATTACAAAACACTGGAAATTAGAGGAGCGAAGATTATGATGGGCGGATTCCGCCACTTCGCCAAAGGGAAGTATGGATATTCCTTTTGTGTTGATCTCTCAGAAGGTGACGAAGTTACTTTCGGAGGTGAACGAGTAACAGATCCTAATGAGCTGATCCAGAGACTTGAGGAGGACAAATGGATTGTTCAGTATACACGTCCGACATCAGACGCTTATGAACCAACACCATTTCTTCAGGTTAAGATTAACTTCGATAACAAATTTAATCCTCCGTATATTGTAGCGAATGGTGTTGACTACAATGAGAAGATGACACCTGCATTACAGGAAGCTCGTTTCTCTCATGTTGATGTAGCTATTAATCCTAGCCGTCCTATGGAACGTCGTGACGGAAGCCTTAAGCGTACAGCATATCTCGGATCTCTGCATGTTGAATTTGCAGATGATGGAGATTATGCACCTGAACGTTACGCAGATCCATTTGCAAAGTGATATTTAGAAAGAGGTAATGCATGAAACTTGGTTTATACGACTACCAGCGTATAGCTGTCGGTCAAATGAAGAACGGCTGCATATTATGTGGTGGTGTTGGATCAGGCAAGAGCATTACCTCTCTCGCCTATTACTATATCCAAGAAGGTAAAGGAGCTATTAAGCCAGATGGCACGATTGTGAAGATGAAAGAAACTATCCCACTTTACATAATCACAACTGCCAGAAAGCGAGACACTCATGAATGGGAAGAAGAGCTAAAGAAGCTTGATATTTCAGCCACAGCTATAGACTCGTGGAACAACATACGCAAGTACTGTAATGTCTGTGGCGCTTTTTTTATTTTTGATGAACAGAGAGTTGTAGGTTCTGGTGCCTGGGTTAAGGCATTTTTACAGATAGCGAAGAAGAATCATTGGATATTACTAAGCGCAACTCCTGGCGATCAGTGGATTGACTATGTTCCCGTATTTATTGCAAATGGATTTTATAAGAATCGAACAGAATTTAAGAATCGGCATGTTGTATATAGTGCATATACAAAGTTTCCTAAGATTCAACGATATTTAGACGAGCGACATTTAAGAGCTCTCCGAGAATCGATACTTGTCGATATGGATTATGCCAAACACACTATTCCCCACGATATATATTTAAAATCTTCCTATGACGTAGATATATATCGTAGTGTTATGAAGAACCGCTGGAATCCATATAAGGATAAACCTATAAGGCAAGTAAGCGAACTTTGTTATTTGCTAAGATACATATGCAATACTGATCCTAGTAGAAAGGATATTCTGAAAACGATTATTATCGAGCACTCACGAGTTATAGTATTTTACAACTTCGATTATGAACTCGATATTTTAAGAGACATTGCAAAGGAACTAAATATAGCATGTGCAGAATGGAATGGGCACAAGCATATGGAAATTCCAAAAACAGGGAAGTGGGTATATTTAGTACAGTATGCTGCTGGAGCAGAAGGTTGGAATTGCACAAGCACAAATGTAATAGTCTTCTATTCTCAGAGCTATTCGTACAAGACAACAGTTCAGGCAGCAGGAAGAATAGATAGGACGAACACTCCTTATACAGATCTGTACTATTACTATATTCGATCCAATTCACCAATCGATATTGCCATATATCGAACTCTTAAACATAAGAAAGCGTTCAATGAGAGATCATATTGCAATGGCCTCGGGCTCGCGTAGAAATCATGGCTTATAATAGGAGAGATAGGATAACTCCGCTTATATGCGGTTAATTATCCTATCTTTTTATTTTTGGAGGTCCTTTTGTATGGCTAAACTTGAGAACAAATTTCAGAGCGATCTTAGAAAAGAACTCGAAAAGCGTTTTGAAGGTTGCATCGTAACTAAGTTGGATTCTGCCGATACTCAAGGAATTCCAGACCTTCTTGTTTTATACGAGGACAAATGGGCAGCATTAGAATGCAAAAAGAGCGAACACGAACATCATCAGCCGAATCAGGATTATTATGTCGGCCGAATGAACGTAATGTCATATTCTAGTTTTATTTACCCAGAAAACAAGGAGAAAGTTTTAAATGAAATTGAACACGCATTCAAACCTCGCAGGTCAGCACGCTTTTCTAAGTCCAAGTAATGTGCATTGGATTAAATATACTGATGAGAAACTATTAACTGTTTTCGAAAATAGAGTTCTCGCAGTTGAGCGTGGAACTAAGTTGCACGAGTATGCTCGCCAGGCTATTGAGCTTAACCGCAAACAGCCTAAGACAAAAGATACTGTGTGCATGTATATCAACGACGCTATTGGTTATAGAATGCATCCAGAACAAGTTTTATATTATTCTAACTTTTGTTTTGGAACTACAGATGCGATAGTGTTTGACGAGCGCAAAAAGTTATTGCGAATCCATGATCTTAAAACTGGAGAAATACCAGCTCACATGGATCAGCTAATAACTTATGCAGCTCTTTTCTTTTTGGAATATGGACAACAAATCAAACGAGATTACAATCTCGATATTTCCGATATTTCCATGGAATTACGGATTTATCAGAAGAATGAAATTACTCCATATTTTCCAACAGCTGACGAAATACTTACACGAATGGATACAATCATCAGATTAGACAAAGTCTTACAAGAAAGGAAGGCAGAAGAGCAATGAGCGAATTAGAAGCTTATGAAGAGTTGGACGAACTCGACATTGATATTTTGAAGCACTATGGAACGCCTCGGCACTCTGGCCGTTATCCTTGGGGATCTGGTGAGAATCCATATCAGAGAAGTATGAATATTATTGGTCGTATTGAAGAGCTTAAGAAAAGCGGCATGTCTGAAATTGATATTGCTAAATCTATGGGCTATAAATCGACCACTGAACTCAGAGCACAGAAATCCATTGCTAGACAAGAAGCAAGAAAAGCTTTAATGGCAGAAGTCATAAGGCTTAGAGACAAAGGAATGGGCGCTTCTGAGATTGGAAGACGATTAAATTTAAATGAATCGTCAGTAAGATCTCTACTGAATCCAGTATCTGCAGAAAGAACTAAAGTTACTGACACCGTTTCCAATATGCTGAAAGATGAAGTAAAGTCTAAAAAGTATATTGATATTGGTGAAGGAACAGAGCTTCATATTGGTACAACTAAGACAGCACTTGATACAGCTGTTAAGAAGCTCGAAGATACTGGAGAATATAAGAGATTTGTTCTTAAAGTCGAGCAAATGGGAAACCCAGGAAAATATACTTGGGTTAAAGTGCTTGCACCAAAAGACACCACATATAAAGAATTGTACGACAATATGGATCAAATTAAGCCAATTGGCAAATTTAGTGAAAATAGTGGTCGTACATTTTTAAATATAGAACCTCCAGTTAGTGTTGACTCAAAACGAATCGCTGTCAAATATAACGAAGAAGGTGGTGTCGACAAAGACGGAATTATCGAACTCAGAAGAGGAGTTCCCGATATTTCACTTGGCAATGCACACTATGCGCAGGTGCGTATTGCAGTTGATGGAACACATTACATCAAAGGAATGGCTGTATATTCTGATGACCTTCCAAAAGGTGTCGATATTTTAGTCAATTCTAATAAACATGTAGGAACACCATTAAAAGGATCTGGTGACCAATCAGTTCTTAAGAAAATGAAAGATGATCCAGATAATCCATTTGGTGCCTCCATTAAGGGCGAAGGCGATCTTAAACTAGCACAGCGATATTACACTGACAAAGATGGAAATCGAAAACAGTCTTGTATCAATGTTGTTAATGAAGAAGGTGATTGGGGAACTTGGTCTAAGACAATTGCGTCACAGTTCTTATCTAAGCAACCAGTTCCTTTAGCTCATAGACAATTGGAACTTGCGTTATCTGAGAAAAGAGATGAACTTGCAGAAATCGAAAAAGTAACAAATCCTGTTATTAAGAGAAAACTTTTAATGTCATTTGCTGATGACTGTGAAGCTGCTGCAGTTCATCTTAAGGCTGCTGCTCTTCCTAGACAGCAGTCACATGTATTGATATCTGTTCCGAGTCTTAAGGATAACGAGATATTTGCTCCAAACTACAAAAATGGTGAAACTGTGATTCTTGTCCGATATCCTCACGCTGGTAAATTTGAAATTCCACTTCTTAAAGTGAATAACAAAAATGCGGAAGCAATTAAAGTTATTGGTAAGAACTCTGGCGATGCTGTTGGTATAAATCCTAGAGTTGCAGGTATATTATCAGGAGCTGATTTTGATGGCGACTCTGTTTTAGTTATTCCAGTAAAGAATCAGAATATTCAGGTGTCTAAGCCATTAAAAGAACTTAAGGATTTTAATCCACAAGAAGTATATCCTAAATATACTGGAATGAAAGTTATTACTCCTGATAATAAGCAGAAACAAATGGGTGTCGTATCAAATCTTATTACTGATATGACACTTAAAGGCGCTAAACCCGAAGAACTTGCTAGAGCTGTAAGGCATTCGATGGTTATTATTGATGCTGAAAAGCATGAGCTTAACTGGAAACAGTCGGAGATTGATAACGATATTGCCCAGCTTAAGAAGCTTTATCAGCCTGATGGTGGCGCATCTACTCTTATTTCTAGAGCAAAGTCTACTGTATATTTACCACAGCGAAAGGAAGCATATCCTACAGTCGATCCTAAGACCGGAAAGAAATTGTACAAGGAAACAGGCGAAACATATTCTTACAAGGACAAGAATGGCAATGTAGTTGAGAAACCCAGACTCACTAAGAGTACCAAAATGGCTGAAGCGGATGACGCATATTCTTTATCCTCAGGGACCATGATGGAGAATGAGTATGCCCGTTATGCTAATTCCCTTAAGAGTATGGCATTGAATAGCCGTAAGGAAGCAGTATCCCTTAAGCCCATCCCATATTCTAAGGAGAACGCTAAGGTATATTCTGATGAAGTTAAATCCTTAAAAGCCAAGCTCACCATAGCCCTGATGAATAAGCCCCTTGAGAGGCGGGCACAACTGGTGGCTAACAAGACCTATAAAGCAAAGCTTCAAGCGAATCCTGACATGGATTCTGATCACAAGAAAAAGGTTAAAGGTCAAGCTCTCGAGGCGGCCAGGTACATGACAGGGGCTAAGAAGAACCAGGTGGTCATCACTGATAAGGAGTGGAAGGCGATCCAGGCAGGGGCAATCACAACCAATACCCTAACCCAGATCATAGACAACTCAGATCAGGATAGACTCCGGAAGCTAGCCACGCCCCGTGCGGATAGGGGGCTATCTGATGCGAGGATAGCTCGGATCTCAGCAATGGCAAACACCGGCTACACTAATGCGGAGATAGCAGAACAACTAGGGGTATCTTCTTCTACTGTTTCTAAGTACCTAAATGGTGGAGCATAACCGTACTATGCAACCCATTAATTTAAACCCCATTTAAGTTTAATTAGTTACTGCCAACTAATCACTTAATCCTCTAAGTAGTTGAGAAACAGCTTTAGAATTCTAATTAGTTTCTATTGCTGTTTCTCTTCTTTCTTTGTTCAATTGTTTGACCAATAAACATTTGAATTACAATCATTTCAATGTCAATGCTTGTAATTTTTTGCGCTTTCAATAATGTTTCGATTAAACAAACACGATAGCACCATACACTAACAAGGCCAAACATGAACTCGTTTGAAAGGAAATTAAAGTTTATGAGAACCGTTATGCTAACTACAACTGACAATCCTTATGATCCTTTCACTCAATTCAATGATTGGTATCGCTATGACGTCGACAAAGGTTATGATTCTTGTGGTTTGTTAAGCCGTTGCTGCCCAACATCAAGTGACTTGAGTGAAATTGAAAACAAAATTGCAATTGAAATCGCAATTGATGAAATTTGTAAATACAATTTGTCAGGAAAACATATCAAAGTGGTACGCGACATCTAATTTTACAAACAGGGGAGGGGGTCTCGCAGAATGACCACCCCCTATGCATCGCGCCCCCTCCTCAATTTTCCTCCGGGGGTTGATATTTGAGAATCATTTGGGTATTTTTTCCCAGGGTATAAGGGTGTGACATGAAATGGTTCTCCTTTTTGGCATTGGCTTTGGCGGTTCGCGTCTTCTGGGTCCCTTATATTCTGGTAAAAAGTACCCAAAAACTAAAAGGAAAGTGATGTATACTACGCCGATGCTGAAACAAAGAAAGGAGAAGTGAGGAGACTATGCCAACAAGTGGAAGGAAAGTCAAGACACATGCCGATAGAAACCCAGAAGCGCGTGAGAATCGACTAATTTCTATGGCTATGGATCTCGTTGAAGAGCGTATGCGTAATGGAACTGCAACAGCGCAGGAAGTTACGCATTTTTTAAAGCTCGGATCTGAGAAAAGTAGAGTCGAAGTTGAGAAACTAGAATTAGAGAAGAAGTTAGTCGAGGCTAAAACAGAAAACATTAAAGCTCAGAAAGAGATGACAACTATGTTTAACAACGCTATTGCAGCAATGAAGCAATACTCAGGTAATGCTGATGCTGAAGAGGTTGACTATGACGACTTTGAGCAAATGTTATACTGAACTAATTTCGATTCCAACATTCGAAGATCGTTTTCGATACCTTCGGATGAACGGTAAGGTAGCCGCCGAGACCTTCGGAGTCGATAGATGGTTAAACCAGGTATTCTACAAAACAAAAGAATGGCGATCTATGAGACGAGATATTATCGTACGAGACAACTCGTGTGATCTCGGCATTGAAGGAATGGACATATTTGATAGTGCAAGTCTTCGAGTCCATCACATCAACCCGATAACAGCAAAGGACATTCTTAGCAGGAATCTAGACAAGCTTCTCAATCCAGAGAACCTTATTACCACTTCTAAGAAAACTCATGACGCTATTCATTACGGAACCGATCTATATTTGATGGTCGAGTTTCCTGAGAGAAAACCTAACGACACTATTCCATGGAGGTGATTATGGCTGATGAAGTAACAACCGACGTTGAGATTCATAGTGTACTCACGTCCACGAAGAAGTTCATAGGTCCGTCTGCCGACTATGATGCATTCGACCATGAAATTCTAGTAAGTATTAACTCCGCTTTCTCGACACTTTACAGTGTATGCAAGCTTGGAGGAGAAAAACCGCTTAAGATCAATGGCCCTGATGAAGAGTGGGAAGATCTAGGAATCGATGAAGTATGTTTGGATCTGGTCAAAGACTATGTCTGGAAGAAAGTCAGACTGTCATTTGATCCGCCAAACAATTCGTTCCTAATAGACAACCTAAAGACTCAGCTAGCCGAGCTTGAGTGGCGAATTTACGAAGTACTTAACGACTACCTCCCAGATGTTCATTAAGTACAATGTGAATCCATATGGAAGACGAACCTCGGATTGTGTAGTCAGAGCAATCTCAGTTCTCACGAATCAAACGTGGGACGAGACATATCTAGACATCATGATCTGGGGTTTTTACCTTAAGGATATGCCTAGCATTAATAACCTATGGGGTTCATATCTTAGGTGGAAAGGATTCAGACAGATACGTCTTCCGGACAATTGCCCAGATTGTTATACAGTGACGCAGTTTTGCTATGACTTTCCTCGAGGTAAATACATGCTAGCTACCGGCACACATGTGATTGCAGTAATCGATGGAAATTATTACGACACTTGGGATTCAGGAGATGAAGTCCCAATTGCCTTTTGGAAGAAGGAGAACTAACTATGCCAGCACCAATTAATCCGCAAGCGTTTTACGCAAACAATGCTATGGGGGTTGGTAACGGATACCAGGTACCTCAATATGCTCAACCGACGATGTACCCACAAATGGCCAATCCTTATCAACAGCCACAACAGCAAAAACAATTCATTCAGATGATCCCGGTAAGGGGCCAAAAAGAAGTAGAAAATTATCCTACAGTCGAGCCTACTTATTTCTTTGATGCCGAAGAACCGGTCTTTTACATAAAGGACGCAACAGGTTTAAGAATCTTCGATTATAAGGAACGCGGAAAGAATCAAAATGAATCGACAAAAGTCGAATATGTGACAAAAGAAGAATTCGACAAGTTGTACAAGCTGGTTGACGACTTAACATCGTCGAAGTGAGGTTATGAAAAATGTTAGGGAACGGAAGTCCTTTATATAACTCATTTAATCGGGGTTCTCAGATTAGAACAGGGAATCCAATTATTGATCAGTTTTTAAATTCGCCTCAAGGTCTCAAAGCGGCTGCTGATGTTCAGCAGTTATTGCAACAGAACAATCAAAGTCCTCAGCAGGTATTGATGAATGTCGTGCAGAGTGGGCGTTTTAGCCAGGCAGAGATTAATCAGAAAATTGCTCTGATGAACATGCTCTTCCCTGGAGGGAAATTCTAAGTATACAAACTGTGGCCACGGTTAGTATAAAGCATCTTTTTATTTTGGAGGATTTAGCAGAAAACTATGTCACTGACAGATGCAAATGGCGGCCTTTCGGCTGCCGATGTTGCTGCTGTTATGGGAAACAACAGTAACGGTTTTGGTTTCGGAGGAGACGGAGCCTGGTGGTTCATTCTCCTAATTCTTCTCTTCGCTGGAAACGGCTGGGGAAATGGTTATGGCAATGGAGGAGCTTGCGCGGACGTACAGCGCGGCTTTGACCAGTCTGCCTTAATCAATGGCATCAACGGAATTAATTCCACTCTTGTTGCAAATCAAAATGCAACTACAGCAGGAATGAATTCTCTTGCAATGTCTTTGCAGAATTGCTGCTGTGAAAATCGTGCGGCTACTGCAGATCTGAAGTATACAATCGCCAATGAGTCCGCGGCAACACGCGCTGCTAATCAGCAGGGCAACCAGATGATCATGGACAAGCTTTGCCAGCTTGAACTCGACGGCGTCAAGCAGAATTATGAGAACCGTATCAGCGGAATGCAGAACCAGATCGACAGCCTTCGTGCTTCTCTCACAGCTGCTAACAATGCCGCTGCTGAGAATGCTCAGACTGCTCGTATCTTAGCGGACAACTCTGCTCAGACCGTTACACTTGAGCAGTATCTCCGTCCTACGGCTATGCCGGCTTATATTGTACAGAATCCGAATTGCTGCACAACAAATAACTGCGGATGTGGATTCTAAGCGAGGTGTGCTATGGCAGAATACAGCGCACTCGCCACACAGATTGTTAATCCGGGGGAATCCATCGTATTTTCGAATGCCCCAGTCCCATGCCGTAGAGGCCTCGTGAATCACCGTGAAGATAGCGGTGCTTTTCTTTTGAGCGGACTTGGTAACGTTCCGTATACAGGATGCGGATGCAATTGTGTAAGACCTTCTGCTGTATATTTGGTCGACTTTGGAGCCAATATCTCCATCCCGACCGGAGGAACAGTTGGTCCGATTTCTGTTTCCATGGCCCTAGATGGAAACACATTACCTGAAAGTACTATGACTGTAACTCCTGCTGCAGTTGAAGAAGAGTTTAACATTAGCCGTGCTATCAACGTAGCTGTATGGCATGGCTGCTGCCAGACATTCTCAATTCGCAACACTAGTGATCAGCCAATTCAGGTGCAGAACGCTAATGTAATTTTCGGTCAGCCGAATCTTGCAGTAGTGGACTAAGGAGGAGCAAGTATGCATGACGAAAAAGCATTGAATAAGCTTGAAGAGGTCGCCTACAAGGAGCTCGACAAGATTGCTGAAAAGGGTGAACTTACTCCGCAGACCTTAGCACTTGCGAAGGAGCTCATGTGCGTTCTCGAGTATATTCCTAAAGTAAAGAGTATGCATCATATGGACGATGGAATGATGGAATCCAGTTATGGAGGAAATCCTAGGTATTATGACATCGCTGCATACGACGGATATTCTTACGATAACGGAATGTCGGAACGCAGAGGCAGAAGCCCGATGACCGGCCGATATGTAAGCCGAGATGATGGCCGTATGTCTGGCACCTATCCCATGGGAATGGGTATGGGCATGAGCGGAAACGGTCAGCAGGATATGATGAGTATGATGAATCAGCTTGCAGATCGTCTCGATCGCATGGAAAAGAACAAGTAATTTGTTGAGGGTGCCCAGTTAAGAGCACCCTCTTTTTCTTTTGGAGAATGTTCATGGAAAACAACGAACTATACCATTTCGGTATTCAGGGAATGAAGTGGGGCAAACGTCGTTACCAGAACGAAGACGGCTCCCTTACAGATGAAGGCCGAGCACGATATGGCTACAAAGTACGGAGCAGCGGAAAAGGCCTGATTCAGACTATCAAAACCAAGCGCCAGGCAAAGGTAGAACTGAAAAAGAAAGAGAAGCAAAAGAAAGAACGGTTAAAACGTTTAGAAGCAGCCCGTAAAGCAAAAGCAGAGAAGAAAGCCCATGAAGATGCTAAGAACAAAGCTCTGGAATCTGGTGATGCTAGAGAGATTCTTAAGTATAAGAACGAGCTTACAACTCAGCAAAAGAACGAAGCGTACAACAGACTTCAGTCTGACGCTAACTTAGCGCGTCTTGCGGATGACGAGAATCGCCGCGCATCAGAAGAAGCAGCAAGAAATTCAAAATGGAATAAAGCTATGAAGATAGCATCCAGATTGGGTCAAGCTTCCGATGCCGTGAACAAGGTTTCGAATTTCTACAATTCTAGCGCTAAGATCATTAACGCATTTTCTGATACCAAATTACCAGTTATTGGTGAACAGCAGAAAGAAGAGCGAAAAGATTACTTTGCCAAATCCAAGAAAGAGGCAGAGTTATTACTTTCCAGATCCAAAGATCTGTCGATGCCTGAAATCGAGAAAGAACTCGAAAGAATTGACACGATTCAGCGGATTGAAAAGTATACTGCTGGGCAGACTGGTAATAAAGGTAAACAGAATAGTAAGAAAGATAAGGATAACAAAGACAAGAAGTAATGTTATCGAACACTGCGGTTCCTATCTATTACGGACAATTTCGTGATCAGGTTCTGCGCGGTGAAATCCCAGTAAACGAATTCGTCTCGATGGAGATGAATCGTATAGACGCACTAATTGCCAATCCAGGAGTTTACTATGATGAGAATGCGGTTGAAGGTTGGGTAGCTTTCTGTGAAGGAGAACTAACTTTAACTGATGGCTCTGATCTGTATCTTCTGGACAGTTTTAAGCTATGGGCCGAACAAATTTTTGGCTGGTATTACTTTGTAGAGATGGACGTTTATGAGCCTAATTCCGATGGCCCTGGTGGGCATTATGTTCGGAAGAAGGTTAAAAAGCGGCTAGTGAACAAACAGTATCTGATTGTTGCACGAGGAGCTGCTAAATCTATGTACGGTAGTTGCATTCAGGGCTACTATTTGGTAGTCGACGGATCAACCACGCAACAGATTACTACGGCCCCTACAATCAGACAGTCGGATGAAGTAATGTCACCACTGAGAACAGCTATAACTAGAGCCAGAGGGCCTCTGTTTAAGTTCTTAACAGATGGATCTCTACAAAATACTACTGGCTCAAAAGCTAATAGAGTAAAACTAGCCTCAACTAAAAAGGGAATTGAGAATTTTATCACTGGTTCTATTCTGGAATCACGTCCGATGACGATCGACAAGCTTCAAGGTCTTAGACCGAAGATCTCGACAGTCGACGAGTGGCTTTCTGGAGACATTCGTGAAGACGTTATCGGTGCAATTGAACAGGGCGCAACCAAGATGGACGACTGGCTAATCGTAGCTATGAGTTCTGAAGGAACTGTTCGTAACGGAGCCGGTGATACAATCAAAATGGAATTGATAGACATCCTAAAAGGGAAGTATGTCAATCCGCACGTATCCATTTGGTATTACAGACTCGACGACATTAAGGAAATTTCTAACCCAGACATGTGGTTGAAAGCGAATCCTAACCTCGGAAAGACTGTAAAGTACGAAACGTATCAGCTTGATGTAGAAAGAGCTGAGAATGCTCCTGCGGCAAAGAATGATATTGTTGCTAAACGTTTCGGAATACCTATGGAGGGTTATACCTACTTCTTTACTTATGAGGAAACTCTTCCACATAGGAAAAGAACATTCTGGAGAATGCCATGCGCGATGGGCGCTGACTTATCACAAGGTGACGACTTCTGTGCGTTCACCTTTTTATTTCCGCTTAATAACGGAATGTATGGCATTAAAACCAGAAGCTATATTTCGAGTCTTAAACTTCATAAATTACCAGGAGCAATGCGAAGAAAGTACCAGGAGTTCATCGATGAAGGATCTCTTATGGTGCTTGAATGCACTGTTCTAGACATGATGGAAGTTTATGACGATTTAGAGACGTTTGTTGAATCAAACGAGTATGACGTTCGCTGTATGGGCTATGACCCGTACAACGCTAAAGAGTTTGTTGAGAGATGGGTTATGGAAAACGGCCCTTTTGCCGAGAAAGTAATCCAGGGTTCCAAAACCGAATCAGTCCCACTTGGCGAATTAAAGGTTCTAGCTGGAGAGCGAATGCTGCTTTTCGACGAGTCCCTTATGACTTTCGCAATGGGTAACTGCATTACTCTAGAGGATACCAATGGAAACCGCAAACTTATGAAGAAACGTTATGACGAGAAGATCGATAACGTCTCAGCCTTGATGGATGCTTATGTCTCGTACAAAGCAAACAAAGAGGCCTTTGAGTGAGGTGTTTTATGTACGAAGAACAGTATTATAGTCCAGATGAACTATACCATTACGGTGTTCTTGGAATGAAATGGGGCGTGCGTAAAGACCCCCGAGAAGCTTATGCAAAAAGCGCTAAACAGCTTAAGAAACTGACTGCTAAATCTGAGAAGAACGCAGCTAAAGCTAGTAAGAAGCTCAGCTATAGAATTGCTAAAGCCGAGCGAAAAGCAGCTAGGTTTAAGCTGAAGTCAGCAAAGATTAAGCGTAAAGCTACAAGAGCGTTCCTTCCTATGAATGCCGATAAAGCTTCTAAGAAGATGGCTAAGTACGATCTTAAAGCTGCTCGTTATGAGAATAAAGCTGCAAGGAATCGTAAGAAGTTCGAAAAGTTCAGCTCAAGAGCTGAGAAGTTCGATAAAAAGTCTGTTAAGTATGCTCAGCAGATTGCTAAGACTTTTAAAGATGTCCCTGTAAGCTCCCTCGATGCCGCGGATGTTAAGTACGTTAACGATTTCATTACTAGAAACAATATTGATCTGAGCAAGATTAAATAGGTGCCAGTATGAACTACACGTACTCGGATGAGCTATACCATTACGGTGTTAGAGGACAAAAATGGGGTGTTCGCAGATACCAAAACGAAGATGGAACGCTTACCGAAGAAGGACGTATCCATTATGGTCGTGCAAACGGAATACGTTATGGTGGCAGTGAAAAAGAGAGTTATATCGATAAAGTTCGACGAAAGAAATATTCAGTTCAGATCGATAACGATACCCAAACTAATACGGAAAAACATACGCGTAAGCATTTAGATAAAACTTTAGCGGCTGTTAATATCGCCGTAGATATTAGAAACCTTAGTGCAAGTCTTCCATTAGCAGCACTTGGCGCGGTATCTGGAAATCCATTAGTCTTTGCACTTGGAGCGTATGGTACGGTTTCCTCTGGATCGAGATTGGTTAATGCGACTTCGGCTCTTTTCAATGAAAGAAGATATTTTAAAAAACGAGAAGAAGAAAGCAAACTTGACAAGAAAACCGGTCTTTATAAGAAAACTAAAGAACTTACCGATAAAGAAGACTTGTCCAATGTTAATCCTGCCTATGGATCCTATAACATTGATAAACACAATAACTGTATGCTATGTACAACCACATACGATCTTCGCCGAAGAGGATACGATGTAACGTCTAATGTGGCTTCATATGGATATACAAACGGCGATATAAAACGCTGGTATCCTAAGGCTAAAATTAATGACGTCTCTGCTCAAGGCGAAGACGGCAAGTATTCCAAGAAAGCTTTAGTTGAAAACACAATTTCGGAATTATCCAAACAAAAGAACTCCAGAGGGAATTTGACAGTGGCATGGGATTCACATAATGGAGGACACTCCATGGTCTACGAAGTGAATAATGGCAAAGTTAGAATACTTGATGGCCAAACCAATAAGATTTATGAGAATCCAGAAAAGATACTAAATAAGGTTAAACAAGTCTCGTATGTTCGTTTAGATAATATTCAACCGGATTTTAATAAGATCAAGGAGTGTGTAAGATGACAATAGAAAAAGCGAAAGCCGTATTCGAAACTGAGCATCCTGGTCTTACTGTGCTCAAAATATTCGATTGGGACGATACTCGATATGTGATTTCTGCAGTGGAGGATCCAGATAGAAATGACTATGTAGATCCTTTTTTTTATGTAGACAAAAATGACGAAACAATTGGATCTTTTGCTCCGGGAGAAGATTTCGAACGGTTCGCCGATTTGATGTCTGATTAGGAGGTAATCTATGCCGTCATTGAATGAGCGTATCCAGCATGCCTGGAACGCTTTTTTTAGTCGCGATCCGACGAACCAGACTGTGGCAGACTACCACATTATGGAGAATGGCGGTTATTCATACCGTCCGGATCGAAAACGAATGACCAGAGGAAATGAGAGATCTATTGTAACTGCTGTTATCAATCGAATTGCTATTGATGCAGCTTCAATCAAGATCCAGCACGTTAGAGTCGACCAAAACGGAAGATACAGCGACGAAATTGACTCTGGCCTTAATACTTGTCTGACATTGGAAGCTAACTTAGACCAAACCGGCAGAGCTTTCGTCCAGGACATGGTTATGTCAATGCTAGATGAAGGCGTTATAGCAGCTGTGCCAGTAGACACCACAGTGGATCCACGTAAAGGATCTTTCGATATTCACTCAATGAGAGTGGCAAAGATCGTAGAGTGGTACCCACAGGCAGTCAAAGCACGAGTCTATAACGAAAAGAATGGAAAGCATGAAGACCTTGTTCTGCTAAAGAGACAAGTAGCAATTATTGAAAACCCGCTATATGCAGTCATGAACGAACCAAACTCAACTCTCCAGAGACTTATTCGGAAGTTGAATATTTTGGACGTTGTTGACGAGCAAAGCGGATCTGGGAAGTTGGACCTTATTATTCAGCTTCCTTATGTAGTTAAAACTGAATCACGACGTCAGCAAGCTGAGAAAAGGCGTAAAGACATTGAACAGCAATTGGCGAATTCTAAGTACGGCATTGCGTACACTGATGGAACTGAAAAGATCCAGCAGCTCAATCGTTCTGTTGAGAACAACTTGATGAACCAGATCGAGTATTTAACGAGTATGCTATACGGCCAGTTAGGTATTACGGACGAAATCATCAAGGGAACAGCAGACGATAAAACAATGCTGAACTACCACAACCGCACGATTGAACCAATTCTTTCTGCCATTACTGACGAATTCAAGCGCAAGTTCCTTACGAAGACAGCTCGATCCCAAGGTCAGGACATCATGTTCTTCAGAGATCCGTTCAAGCTTGTTCCTGTTGAACAGGTTGCGGAGATCGCTGACAAGTTCACTCGTAATGAGATTGCTTCTACTAACGAAATGCGTTCTGTCATTGGCTGGAAACCGGTAGATGACCCGAGAGCGGATGAG